TTATATTAAACCAATCTACCCTCCATTCACCACCTTCTAATGGCGCAGGTTCTTGTAAATACTGACCACTAAAAGTATATCTATCTGCTTGCCTTATTGCTTCTAATTCTTCAAAAGAATGTTTACTATTCCATAATGGCACATTGTTTTCTTGTATTGCAGATAATTTTAAATGATACCACTCTTCACCACTATTACCATCTAATAAGTAACCGCTTAAATCCTCTTCGTGTAATCGTTGCATTATAACAATTATAGGCACATCTCTATCATTTACCCTAGACCTAATAGTTGTATTGTATCTGTTATTTATAAAAGACCTTCTTACATCTGACGTTGCATCATCTGGTTTTAGTGGGTCATCAATTATTATAGCACCACCACTACCTGCACCGAATCCTGTTATTGCACCACCACTAGCAGTAGCATAAACACCACCACCCTGTGTTGTGTACCACTTCTTTTGTGATTGACTATCTTTTTTTAGTGTAATGTCCCAAACACGTTGAAACGCATCTGATTGTATATATTCTCTAGTTTGTGAACTATTATCTAATGCTAATGCATCTGAGTATGATAAATGTATAAATTTAGCATATGGATTTTTAGACAACACCCAACATATGTACATTTTAACAGCTATTTCTGTTTTACCATAACGTGGAGGTATGTTTATAATCAAACGTTTTATATCGCCATCATAAACACTTTGTAAAGTATTAGCTAATGTTTTGTGAAATTCTGCTACTTCAAACTTATTACCAGTATTTTCTTTAAATATATATCTAGTAAAAAAAAGTAATGAATCATCACACTTTTCTTTTATAATTCCGTTAATATTCGTCATTCAAAATATCGTCAATTTTCTTTTGTCCTTCAGGCGATATTTTTGTTGTGTTAATGTCAGCTTCCATTTTAATGTTTTGACGTTCTATATATCCCCTTTTGCGACCTCTAGTTTTAAGTAAAAATATTGTAGCAGTTGTATTACCCTCTTCTATTTGTTGATGCAGGTTAGTTTCTGCAAAATCTAATATTAAATCTTCTAATGCTTCTACTTTGTCTTTATACTCTAGGTCTGTTTTTAACCATTCATAATGTGTAGACCTGTTAATACCAGCCATCTTAGCAGCTGTAGTAACTATTCCCATACATTTCTCCAGTGCTTTTATCATTGCTTTTTTAAGCGTTGGATTTTGTCTCTTTGCCATTGTTAATTATTTTGGTCATAAAGATACAAATATAATTCCCATATTTTAAAATCTAACTGTTTCTTGGTGTAAGTGTTTGGTGAAATAAAGGTTTTTCCATTATTAATTATTTCTACTTTTGTGCCTATTGTAGTAGGATATGCACTAACATAAATATTATTATTTATACACCATTGCATTGCTTTATAATGTTTTTTTGTCATTTAAAATAACTCTGTTTGTTTTATATTTTCTTTAGTTTTTATACCCATTACTGTATCTAATATTGTTTTACCAGCAACGTAATCTACTAGATTCCTAGCAATTTTATTAATTGGTTGTTTGCCTTTGTATTTATAAAAATTATAATCGTGAAAATCACACAATTTTTTAACTTCTTGTGTACCAGAAGAAATTCTAGCTTCTCTATGAGTCAATTTATTAGGTAAATTAAAATTACACCAATATAGATGTCTATGCCTTTTTTTTGCAGGTATTAAAGGTTCATAATAAGGTATTACATTTTCGACCACATACTTGCCATTATATAACTTATCTAAAAAAATAATTTCTTGATATAAACTCATATCAGGATATTTCATTTTTATTTTGTTTTTGTTTGATTGCACTAACCTACTATGTGTAGGACAAGGAGGTGAACTCCAAATAAAATCAAATTCTTTGTAGTGATCTAACAAATATTGATGCGCATCTGCAACTATTACTTTATCGTTAGGAAATCTTTCTTGATATAGACTAGCAAGTTCCTTATCCCATTCAACTGCTGTTATTTCGTGTTCATTGCCCCACTTGTATCTATTACCACCAAGACAAGCATATAAGTTTAGTATTTTCATATTTTTTATTTTAATTTAAAAAGGTATATTATCTTTAATTACTTCAAACTTTTTCTTAGCCAATTCTAAATGTTTATAAACACCACCTGCGTTAAAATCAGGTGCAATCTCAAATTCACCTAATTGACCATTTTCTTTACGCTTTACTTTCTCTACATACATTTTAACTAAATCACTTTTGTATTTAGATTTTTGACCAATACATCTATAAACAATTAGTCCGTTGTATGCTTTATTAAAAAAATCTGCACTACCAGATATGTCATATAAAGTTGGTTTTTTGTAAGTGCCTTCTATTGTTTCTATTTTTCTAGGATGTGCTACTAAAAATAAATGTGTTTTAGTTTGTTGACAAAACTGTGTTATTTCGCTTAATAATTTACCTACATAAGAATGGTCACGTTGCGCTGAGTGATCTAACATATTGTAAGGGTCTATTACACAAACATTTATACCTTTTTGAAATACTAGCTCTTTAAATGCGTTTAAAATACCTTTTAATGTTAGGTTTTCTAAATCTATTTTTATCCAGTTAAAGTGTTCTTCTATAAAATCTTTTGTATTGTTTAATTCATCAGTATTACAATTTGTTTTATTAAGTTTATTTGCTATTCTCTTAATATGCCCTTCATATGGAAATGATTCTGGTGAAAACATTGCACATCTAAAACCATACTGTGTAGCTAAATTGCAACAGATTTGGTCTACAACATCACTTTTACCACTATTAGGTATGCCAGTTACAACTGTCCATTCGCCAAATGCTAATTTCCAATAGTCATCTGATTGACCCATACCTATAGAATAGTTTTTTATTCCCTTTTCACTATAGTTTAAAACGTTTTGCCATATGTCATTAATATTTAAAACACCTTCTAATGGAAAGTTTTTAGCGTTTTTAACAACACTTCTTAGTGCTTCAGTACCTTTAGCTATTAAAACATCATTAGCATCCTTAAATTCACCAAAATCAACATATTTACATTTATAAAAGCCAAATCTTCTAGCTAATTCATTTCTTAGCATAAGACCTGCTTCATCATTATCTGTGCAAATAATTATAGTTTTTTTATTTTTAAAATACTTATAACAGTTGTCTAAGTATTCTAGTTTTTGATTTCCTTTACTTGCACCATTAGGTACACTACATACAGAATAAATGCCTGATTCGTGCATACTAAGTGCATCCATTTCACCTTCTACTATATAAACTGAATCAGTATTTTTTATATTATCTAGACCATAAAATATTAGTTCAGCTCCTGAAACCATTTTAAAGTTTTTTTCTGAATCTCTATATTTAACATTAACTAATTTGTTTTCTCTGTAGTAATTAAAATTTACAACTCTACGTTTTTTCTGTACTTGTGGCATATATTCTAAAGACTCGCCTACTTTCCAATGCACTAAAGTTGGCTCTGATATTTTTCTTGTAGCAAACCATTTTAAAACACGCTCAGTTACTTCTGCATTTTGTTTTACTGGTACTATGTACTCTGGTTTAGATTTAAATTTAACATTACCAGAATAGCCACAGTTATGACAATTGTATAAACCCTCATCTATATTTACTGATAGTGGAGTGTCTTTTTTGTTTTTTCTAGTATGTGAACATTCAGGGCATTTGACTTTACATATGCCACTTGTTTTTTTCAGTATTATTCCTAATTCTGATAAATCATTATAATAAGACATTGTTTCATTGTTTAAAAAATTTGTAATTGTATTTCATTGCGTCGTGATGTAAAAGTAAAATTATTTTTTTAATTTTTGTTACTTTTTTATCGGTTATTGTTTTTACAGGACATTCTATTGACTTAGTTAAAGTTATATCTACATTGTCTAAATCATATAAAAAACATCCTTTGTTGTCAACTACAGCGTAATATTTTTTTTTGTAGTTTTTATTGTTTATTAAATTGTTGTATTTCTTTTCTTCTAACATTTTATTTAAGTAGTATTGATTTCTAAATTTCATTTCTACTATACAACTATCACCATTCTTATCAAAACCTTTTGCATCAAAAAAACTATATTCATCGCTATCCCACTCTAAATCCCAACCACTTTGATTTAAAAGAAAAACTAATTGTCTTTCCAATTCAAATATATCTTTAAATGTCATTTATGTTGTTTATGATTATATCTATATCTTTTTTATCAAGCATTGTTTTTAGCATTGTGTAATCTATATCACCATTAATTGTTTTAACACCTATAGCTGTATTACCATTTGTTTCATTGTATTTGTAAAATTTTATAGCACCTTGTATTTTTTTCTTAATAGTATTTATATCATCTTCTTTAGCTAACATAAAACGATCTATATACTTTATGCCATTCTTATCAATGTTTCTTAATTTTAAAATGCTTAAAAAATTATTTTTCCAAAATGCATCATTTCTTAAATCTCTACTTACTGCATACACATCACGCAAATCATATTTATCTAATCTTTCTATTTTATCTAAACAGTCTAACCATTTAGTTTTTTGTGATTTTGTTTTTGGCTTATTTTTTTCTGGAAATAATTGTACAAAATAATTAAATGCCTTTTTAGATGTTTCACTGTATTTGATTGGCATTTTATTTTTAGTACTTATATTACTTTTATTATTAGTATATATATTATTAATATTACTTTGTTCAGGATTAACCACGTGTGGTTTTTCCGTTTGTGGTTTTTCAGTCTGTGGTACATCATTAAGTATATAATTAGTGCCAACAAATTTACCTTTGATTCTTACTTTCTCACGTATTAAAAAGCCTTTATCTATAAGTTCTTTTATTCTACTATTAATGGCATCTCTACCGTCTTTAAAATGATTGCAAATAAATGTAATTGTTATTTCTTGTTTAATGTCGTGACTAAACAAATAAGCATATAATCCTGTAGCTCCTATACTTATATTTTTAAATCTAAATATGGCAGATGGAATTACAGTAAAGCGTTCAAAACGCTTAGGTTTTATTATTTTATTTATTTTCATTGTCTGTTACTTAATCCATTAAGACCTTTATCTTGTCGCAAAAAACTCTGATGTCATTAAAATATTTTTTAAAATCTTCAAACGGTATATCTTTATCTTCAAAGATTTCCCATAAGACCTCAACTAATAAATCAAATTCAACTCTAGTCATTGCGCCAACATATTGATAATCATAATGTAAATTGTCTGTAGATGTTTGTGTCCATCTAACTTTTTGATTGTTCGAGTCAAAATACACTTTATACATTTTTTAAATATTTATCTATTGTTTCTACAATTTCTTCATAATTATTTAGACATAACGCTAACCAATTATTATCCTCTAAATTTTTTAACCATTCTTTTTGTAACTTAGTAGGTTTGTTATAACCCACCTTCAATTCTAGTGCCAAGCCACAATATGTTTTATTAGGTTTAAATATTAATAAATCTGGCACACCTGCTTTAGCTCCTAAGTATTTGAATTTATATCTTTCAAAGACAGATCGTTTGCCTTCATTTGGAACGTGTGTATATAACACTTTAGGATATTGATATTTTAAATAACTAATAATTCTATGCTGTAATTTATCCTCTTTTGTTAAATATTTGTTAAATGGATTTTCTCGCATAGTGGTTTTAATACAAATTTAAAATTTTATTTATCTTTTTTTGCATTTTTCTTTTAATATATCATATTTGATTACTAATGCATTGTATTTATGTAACAATTCTTCTAAATCCATTTTTGGCTTATTGTTAAAATTACATAGTTCACGTATGTAAAAAAAATCTTCATTTAATTTTTTATCAAATTTTAACATATAAGGAAATTGACTAATACCATATAAAACTGTTGCGTGACATTTATTTAAAGTTCGACCTATTTCAGAAGTATTGTAATTAGTATATTTGTTACAGATATAATAATACATAGCACGAGCATATATATATTTTCTTAATCTTGACTTGTCATCTAATTTTATATTATAAAATCTTTCTATTATGTCTCTATATATATCCATTTATATTACTAGACTTCCGTCTTCTTTAAATTCGTTCCAATTATAACTTGATACAATACCACATTCTATATATAATTTATAGTCTGAAAATGCTTTTTGCCAAGCTCTTCTACCTTGTTCTATTAGTTCTTCACTTAATGCATATACCTCTACAGTATAAGGATAAGTATTTTGTACAGCTACAAAACGCCAATCATTTATGCCTAACATATCCATATAGAATGCAGCCTGTAAATGATAAGCATATTTATACACATCTCTTTTAAATGCCATTGGTGAATTGTCTTGACAAGTTTTTACATCACAAATAAAATTACCTACTTTATTTAAAACATCAGGTCTAATTCTAACTTCTATATCTTCATATTTTGTGTAGTGTGAATATTCAATATCTCCTTTACAAAATTTTTGTGCCAAATCGTGTTCTCTAAAATTAACTAGTATTTGTTCTATTTTTTTAAAGTCATCATAACTCAATAATATTTTGCCACTTGCTTTTTGTTTTTGTAATTCATATTCACTTTTACCATCTTTTGTTCTACGATCTAATTTTGGCATCACGTGATATTCTTTATAAAAATCATCTGGCTCTAACATTGCACAATGTACAGCAGACCCAAAAGCCATTGAACTAGACTCAAAAGGTTTTTGGTTTAGATAGTGATATATAGATTTTTTAAATATTGTCTTTAAACCACTAGCACTAATACCAGGAGATTGATGATAAATTTCATTGCTATCTTTTTGTACTAACATCCTATAAGTGCTTTTTTTAATTGTTTATTTTCTTCTTTTATTTTTTCAAATTCAACTACTTGTTTTTCTAGTTTAACTATTTCTGCATTTTGTATTTCATATTGGTCGAATAATGACTCATTGATTTCATTTAATCTGTCAATTTCTATTTCCATAGCTTTGACTCTTTGATGTAAAAAAAGTGCTGCTTCTTCTACAGGTGTGTATTTATTTGCTTCCATATTTATTTTTTTTATTCAGTTCCTGATATTATTTGATCCTCTGGCAATCTATTACGATTATATTGGTCTTTGTGCCATTGTTCGCTTCTAACGTTTTTACTCTCTAATTCTTTTTGTAAATTTGCTAATGCACGCCAAGCAACTTTTGCAGTATGTAATATTCCATCTACATCTGTTTTACCAGATTCTAATAAGTGTCGCATTAAAGCATCAAGATCATCAGTTGATTTATTTCTATCCCAGTGTAAAGGTTCATTAGGATGATGTTGCTTGCTACCTATATAACTAACTTTTGCAACTTCACATAATGCGTCTGGAAAATATTTTAACAAGCCACTATATAGTGGTATTTGTTTTCTTTTTTCTTTATTTACTTCCATTATAATATTATAAGTATTAAAAACATACTAACTATTGATATACTAAATACTATTAAGTTTGCTTCGTATTTTCTATTTTTCATCTTATGTTATTTATGGTTGAAATTATTGTGTCTCGTCTATCTAAAAAATATTTATATATAGGCTTATTTTGTGCGCCTTTATATTCGCAATATTTAATGTTTGATTCGACATCTTTTAACTTAATTTTTAAATCTTTTAATTGTGTTTTCATAATATAAATTTTATTGTTTGTTTAAAAGTAAAAAAATATTTTCAATTTCACAACATAAATGAAAAAAAACTTTAAAAAAAAAGGGACTCATTGCTGAATCCCTTCTTATAAAACGATAACCTAAAAAGGTAAATCGCCATCCCCCTCATCTGCTTGTTTTGATCCTTCAGGTTTCCAAGTGTTAAAACTCATAGAAACTGAATTGTCATCATTTTGCCAAAGGTTAATTTTGAATTGTGTTTCCCCTTTGTATTCTGTTTTAGCATCTTGTACTTCAGCTTGCTTTAAACATTTTATTAGTTCATTTGGTGTAATTACACCATTAGCTAATAAGTTTTGTGGTGCTTTGTCTCCCTTTGGGAAAAATCTTACACCGTTTACATAAATTGATTTTTTTTGTTCACTCATAATTATTAATTTAATTTAAATTTATTATTTATTTTTTTTATTTTAACATTTTATTTATTTTTTCTCTGTATTCACTTTTCATTTTAAATTTTTTTAAAACATTTTCAGCTTGTTTTGGTCCTCCTTTTAGTGTTGCCTCAAATTGTGATGCTGTCAGCCATTTTTTAGAGTCACTTTTTACATTCTGGTTATTTTTTGCGTTTATAAGTTCATCTTCAGATGCTATAGCAGTATCTATACCAATACCTAAATAACCTAATGCTCTACCTAGTGCAGATGTAAATCCATTTTCAACAAAAGAAGTTTTGTTTATATAAGAACTATCACGATACTCTTGCGTGTGAGCAGTTACAATTATATTGCCATCTGCATCATTTATAGTACATTTAAAAATACCCTCTATAGTATCTATTGAAACTAAAGATTCTACTATTTGCCAATTTTTAAATTGTTCTTGTTGTCTAAAATAAATTAGTCGCTCATTTACGGTAACATATTTATTACCTTTAATGTTAATTGTTTTCATATTTTAATTGTTTAATTGTTTATTAAATTTTTGACTGAATTTTCAAATCCTGTATCACGTAAAATATTTAATTCACTTATAGTAAATGTATCAGGATTTTGTATTCTTGATTTAAGTGTGGGCATTGTGCATTTAAGAATTTCGCACACATCATACCGTTTTAATTTAAGACTTTTTAACTCGTCTTTAAATAGATTTTCAAACATATTTTAATTTTAAAGTTTACACAAAAATAAAAAATTATTTTCAATTAACATAAAAAAACCCCTAAAATTAAAAAAAAATTAGGGATTTCTTCGCAAACAGAAAGGGGATTCTGAATATCTATTCTGTTGTAATTCTAAACTTTAAATCAATATCATCATCATCATTTGGTAAATGTGCTATTACTTTTGCATTAGCAGATTTAACTTTATATTCTAAACCATTTATGAAACAACTTTGCTCATCTTGTGCTATTGATGCACCAAAATTGAACCATAATCTATTATGCATAGACAATGGATTCTGTGTTTCGTTTCTAAATGTGCCTTCATATCTGACAACAAAATCTCTATAGTCGTTCATTATGTTTTGTAAATGACGTTCAAATATTGGTTTTCTAGTATTATAGTCTCTAGTTCTGTGATAAGCGTAATCAGTAGTTAGAACACCATTAAAATAATAAGTACCTGTAATTGTTTTTTCATCACTAAAAACTAGTGTACTGTTATTACGTTCTGCAAATTCTATATAAGAATTAGGAATATTTACATTAGCATTAGGTTCAGCAGATAAACCGCTTGGCTTAAAATAATTACCAATAATACCTACATTATCAAAATATATATCTTCGACACCTGTACCACTGTAAGTACAATTTAAAACTTGTATTCCAATTTGATTGTTAGTCAAACTAGTAGGGTAACCTGTACCATCAAAACTTACATCTATTGTCTGCCAATTATTAAAAACTTGTATCTCTCTAGTTATTGTTGTGCTTGTTGTAGTCCAAGTGCTATTTTCATCGTCCCAATAATAAAAATTAGGTGGTGCGCTTACTACTATTCTAAATTGTAATGTAAAGTTTGAAACACTATTTTCATTTTTATCAACGAAAATACCAATTTGAGATTTTACACCAGTATAATAGTAATTCCAACTTTGTGCTGTTGAACCTACATAATCAGAATTAAAAACTAAAGTTTCTCCTGAAGTCGGAGCATTAACTAATTTAATAGCTTTATTACCTTGTTGATCTGTTTCATCAGTAACTAAAGATGCATAACTACTTATAATCCAACCATATGAACCATACTCAAAACCAACATTTCTAGTATATTGATATACATTAGACTGTGTAGTTTTAAAATTATACCTAGCTTTATTTAATGGTTGTATATACTCTCTAACTAAATCGCCACCAATACTTTTTAATGTTGTAGGCACTATTCTTAAGACAGAATCATTACTAGAAGATTGATAAACACCACTTTCATTATATAAATCAGTTTGTATAACTTCATCTGAACTACTTACCAACTGGTTTTTTATACTAGTTCTTATGTTGCTTACACTACCACCACCAGCTAAGGTGGTAAATATTGTATTTTTTACATTATAATCAAATATATTAGTGTTTTCTACTATATACCAACAACCATAGGATTGAAATATTCTACAATTATAGCTTCTTAATATAGCTTCTAATTGTTTTTTACAAGTTGGAACATCAAAATTATTTATCAGTTCATTACGACCAGCTGTAATTAATATGCTTTTCATAACAGCTTTACGTGATGGATAAGTTGGAGTTAAAGAAAAACCAGGTGTTATATCTGCTTGTACTTTAATATCTAAATCTAAATCTAAATGTGCTAATATAGTAGCAATTCTTGTTCTATTAGCTAAACCAGTATTTTCATTAAAAGGTGATGTAAATAAAGGCGTTGAATAATTATCTAAAGTACCTAAACCATCATATGCCTTTAAAGTAAAAGCAACTGGATTTGATTTATATTGTTCTCTATGCCTATCGACTACAATATAGCCTATCCAATATGTTTGGTAATTGTTACTAGAGTCTTTGTAAAGAACTTTAATTTGATATTCACGCTCATCGTATTCATAAAAATTATCATAGCTTACATCGTCTGTTGTAAATAAATTTAAAGAACATACAGACCCTACTATAGGCGAGTTATAATAATCATCATTAGCGTTCCATCGAATTACAACTGGCTCTGCTTGACCAATCATATCATTAACTATACCTGTATAATTTTTTTTAAGTATTTCTACCCTTTTACCAAAGGTTAAAACATCACTAAATTCTAATCTGTATTTAACACCGTATGACATAAATATTATATAATTCTATTTCTAGTAGAATTTGCACGCTCTAAAGCAACAATTAAATCTTGTCCCCTTAGTTCAAATGACCCTCCGACTTGTACGTTACTAGGATTGTTATTATTGCCTAGCATACCTTTTAATTTACTTAGTGGTGCTATTACTTCAGGATTGCTTCTTGCTCCAGGATATTCGCCAACTAGACCCATAGTAGGTGCGCTAACAATACCACCGTTTGCAAATGCTCCAAAACCAGATAGTTTACCAAATATATCTTTAACACCTGTACCACCACCTTGAAATGAACCTATGCCTAAACCACCTAATATAGCTGATAGTGCTAAGGCAGCCATTGCAGCGGCAATTAATTTTTTAATAATTTGCCCTAACATTTGTCCTAATGCTTTTACAAAATTTTCACCTTCCATAACAGCAGAAAATGCTGACATAAAAGAATTGCCAACTTCACTCATTATACCGTCAACACTTAATCCTAATTCTTGCATTTTTGTTACAAAAGCACTAATTTTTTCATCAGTTTCTTCTGGTTTACCTAATATTATATCTGGCAATGTTAATAATTGACTTAAATTATCTGTACCTGTAAGTGGTGTGATACCTTGTGCAACTAATGATTGTGTAGAATCACTACCTCCACCTCCACCACCAGAAAAGATAGAATTTACCGCATTACTTGTAATAGTTTTTAATTTAGTAACAGCATTATCTAAGCCTTTTTGTACTTGTTCAACTGTCTTTTTTTCTAGTTGATTACCTACTGAATTTGCAAAACTATCTGTCAATTCTGTTGCTAGTTCTTCTCCTGCATCTTTAGTAATTTTTTCACTCTCAACAAATCCCTCTTTTAATATATCTCCAAAAGATGCATCAAAACCATCTTCACTAAATGCTTTTATTAATTTCCACATTGTTTTAAAAACATTGACGAATTTCATTACAGATGCTTTAGCGGCTATAAAAACTGTTTTAAACACAGCACCTATAGCACCTATTGCTAATCTTAAAGTTATAGATGAATTATATAAGTCTACAAATTGATTGTAAAGACCAACTATAACAGGCAAAATTTCATTCCAATTTTTACTTATTACATATGCTATGCCAGCTAATGCTGCTGTTACTAAACCTATCGGTGATAGTAAAGCACCTAAAATACCTGTAAGTGTACCTGCTAATGATATAATTGTTGGTAACGCTATTGCTACACCACCTAAAGCAATGGCTAATTTTTTTGTATTAGGACTTAATTCATTAAATCTTTGATATAAATTTTGTACAAACGTTGCAGCCTTTTGTAATAAAGGCACTACAGCAACTAATAATTGTTGTCCTAAACTGGCTAAAGTTTCTTTTGCGCCATTTAATGCTTTTTGAAATTTAAAGCTAGCAGACTCCTGTGTAGTTTTAAACGCTACAGATGTCATATCAAGAGTGTTTTCCATTCTTGAAAAAATACCTTCGACTTCTTTTGCGTTTTTACCTGTCAAACTCATTACAGGCAATAACGCTCTAATATTACCAAATACAGCAGTTGTAGCGTCAGCATTACCATCAAACTTTTCTGCTAATAGTTGTAATGTATTTAATAATCCTTTTTCTTTTATGTTTTGTCTTATAAAATCTGCGCCTAGCCCCATACCTTGTAAGGCTTCACGTGCTTGTTCGCTTGGACTTAATAATGATACTAGTACACTTCTTAATCCAGTAGCAGCTATTGAAGCATTTGAATTAGTTCTAGATACAGCCGCAAATGCAGCTCCAAGTTCATTAAATTCAACACCCATTTCTGAAGCAATAGGCACAACTTGTTCCATAGCTTGACCTAATTGCGCAGAATCCAAACGCCCTTCTCTTACAGCAGCAACTAAAACATCAGTAGCAGCTGCGGTAGTTAAATTTTCTTTACCATATGCCGCCATAGCAGCTGTGTTTAATCTTGCTATAGTTTCAGTATCACCAAGACCAGATGCCGCTGCTTTTAACGAAATTTCTAAAGTTTTTAAGGCATCAGAACCACGTAAACCTGCGGAGGTTATAAAAAACAAAGCATCAGCTGCTTCACGTGAAGATGTAGCTGTATCAATAGCAAGTTTTTTGACAGTTTGACCCATTTCATCAACAGAGTCACCTGCAATACCAACTAAGGATTTTATTTTAGTCATAGACTTATCAAAGTCTAATGCCATCTTAACACTTGCGCCACCTACCAATGTCATTGGCAATGTTAAAGCTTGCAAAGAAGAGCCTAGTCCTTTCAGTTTACCACCAAATGATTTTAATTTGCTTGATGCACTTGAAACAGCTTTATTTAAGCCACTAGCATCACCATTTATTTTTACTCTTAATGGTTGTGTTGCCATATCTTAGAATTTTAACAAAAATACAAAAAAAAAGACTCTTAATTTTTCTCTTTACTTTTGTTGACTTGTTTAAGAAATCTGTCGTATTGTTCTCTTGTGCTTTTTGGTTTATCCTTTTCTAAATAAACATCTTGTGGTAGTGGAAATAATTTATCAGGTGTAATCATATTGGCACGTTTATCTACATTTATATTAAATAAAATCATAGATAAATAACGTACACGTTCCCACTCTAAATTTTGTTTGATCATATGGGACTCACCGAGTAATTGATTTTCACCCCAAGTATGCGTCCAAAAATCACTTGGTGAAATCCCTATTTGACCGATATAATAATCTAAAATATCGTCCCAACTAATGGACGCTTTTACTTTCCCTTTTTTGTAGTTTTTGTGACTTTACGTTTTATACCAACGTTTAAATCATTACCAAGAATTTTAGATTCTAACATTACAGAAACAATATCTTCTAATTTAGATGCTTCTAAATCAGCTAACCAATTACCTACTGTAAATTCATTATAATCTATTTCATTATTCTCTTCTTGATCAAAAGCTAAAAGCGCTGAATGTATCAACGCTCTTATGTTTTTAATAGAAACGCCACCTTCAAAGATAGCGCCTATTTCATCTAATGATATACCTAATGATTCAGTAAAGTTCGCCCAAAAATTCATTGAAAAATGCATTGTACGACTTTTACCACCCAATTTAATGGTGTAGTAACCCCTTTTTCTATTTGCCATTTATGTGTTTTTAATGTTAGTTTGTTGACTTAGTAATTGCTCCAGTTAACGTAATTGAACCAGAATAGCTAACAGGACTTTCCATTTCAGCAGATTGCTCTAATGAAGATAAAAATCCTTCTGCTGTATAAACAGCATCGCCAGTCTCAGCAGTACCAAATACACAAGTAATCTGTGTTCTAGCTAATAAGAAATCAGCCATTTGAATTGCGTTTGATGAATCACTATAGTCTACTAATCCTTCAAATGAAATTTCACCACTTATTACACCAGCAATTACTTCTTGGAATCCGTTTGAATCCTTTGTTGTAGCTTCTGGTAAATCATTTGATAACGACATTGAACAACTAGTTGTGTGTCCAAGAGTTACTGTTTCGATTTTCAATAATAGGTTAGTTCCATTAAATACTGATGTTGTAGCCATTTTTTAAATTTTATAATATTTTATTTCTACAAATATACAATATTTATTTATTATGCAAGATTCCAATTGAAGTTAGCATTATTCCAAAATACATCTGTTGTATTCCAATATCTGTGACCACTTCTATCATCTTGTATGCTAAAAAAATCAGTCAATTGTATTTCTAAATCATAGCTTACAACATTTTCTGACTCAGCTATAGCCTCTACATTTACAATGTAACCAGTGCCAGTTAATGTCATTCCTAAAAAAGCCTCTTGTGTAAACACAAATTTATTTAGCTCTCTTGTAAGTACCATTGAGCTAAATTCTTCAAAACCAAATGTATCACTGTAATCTATTAAAGCAGATACTGATATAGTGCCTGATTTAACACCAGCAATAACTTCTTGAAAACCAGCAGATGCTTTAGTTGTTGATTTAGGTAAGTCTACGTTTAAATTAAAACTAGCACTTGTAGAATGTCCTAGCAATATTTCATTATGAAACAGCCCAAAAGATGTTCCATTGATATATGCCATTACTCTTTAACTTCTTCTTCTACTTCTTTGAATGATCCATCTTTAAGGTCTACATTAATTTTTCCGTACTTTTCAACTAATTCATTTCTGAATTTTTCACTTTGTTCTTCTAAATTTTCGTAACCTTTGTGTAGTCTTTTTTGTTGTGTAGCTAATGCACCTAGATCGTGGTGTATAGCATTTTTAGTTCCTTCTAATTGTTTTAATTGATTGAACTCTTCTTCAGTTAAATTCCCCATTTTTGTTTTTGTTTATTATTAATTATTCGTTGTTAGGTAATGGCAATGTCACACTTGTAGGATTTTCTAACTCAGCTATTTGTGCATCTAAATTAGATTTTAATTCATCCATATCCATTAATGGTGTTATCCATCCTACAACTATATCAGTTGTTAAGTCAGCAAAAGGTATAAAATTACCTTCAGGTGCTGCAACTATTTGTGTACCTATGATTGTAGCTTGCTTAGTATCAGGTTCTGCTACATCATCTGATGCAGAATATCTCCAATGTACATTATAAACTACATCTGTATTACCTTCTTCTAAAGGTCTACAATCTACTGCTGGAATGTCCCAAGAATATGTGTTTGCCATAATTATTATTTTCTACAAATATACAAATTTATTTAATTATTTATTTGTTTTTTTAGTTCATCTATTTGTTCTTGTTGTTCTTGCATTGCTTTAATAAGCATTGGCACTAACACAGAGTATTTAACAGATTTGTAAACCCCACCTTCTTCGCCATTTACATCTGGTTGTTTATCTTCTTTAACTAAACCAGGAAAAACTTCTTCAACTTCTTGTGCTATTAAACCAATTTGTTTTAAGTCATCGCCTATTAGATTGAAATTTTTAACTTTTAACTTTTTAATGTCTTCTAGTTTAGGTGTTGCATCAGTTATATTTTCTTTTAATCTAATATCTGATATTTGACCATAAGAATTATTTTTGTTTCTTACATCGCCATCACGTTCTATAATTAAAGTATTTGTTTGACCACCTGAACCATCACCAGCTTCACAAACTAAATTATACCAAGCGTCTGTAGAGTTATAAGCTTTAGTTGCATATATAAGCATTTGAGAAACCGAAGTGCTTGGATGTGCTTCTAGTTTAAAAGGAACACCATTACTAGCTATTGCTCTTAAATGTAATGTAGCACTAGGGTTTGGTTGGTTTATTCCTACTTCTCCGTTAGACTCAATTATCATTCGTGTGTTTGCACCAGTAGCAAAAGCTAGTTTATCACTAGAATCTCTAAATATACCAGTATCTGTGTCATTTGCAAAAGAAATACCAGGCGCACCTTTGTTGCCATCTACTGCATATATTATACCTCCAAACGTAGATGTAGTATCAGCGTTAAGAGTTAGCGCAACACCTTGTTGATCTACTAAAAATCTTAAATAACCATTACTAGAATTACTAGCAGCTATTGTGTTTACGCCAGCGTTTGTTAGATTTATACTACCGCTTGTGTTTATTGACCCTGCAAAAGTTGTGTCACCTCCAGTAGTCATAACCATTATATCAGAAGAACTATGTCTTATACTAAATTTATGTGAGTGTGTTGCATATGGATATCTAACTAACGTCCATTGACCATAACCAGTGCCACTTGTTCCGCTAACAGCACCAAGAACTAAACTTGAATAATCATTAGATGTACTTGGAAACATTCTAATGTTTTCATTGTAACTCTGACCATTAGATATTTGAACCGTGCTTGTACTTATATCACCTGAAAAAGTTGCATTACCTGTAAAATTTGTGGGTTTAAAAAAATCTAGGCTACTTACATCTCCTGCCGCACTACTTGCATTAGCACGCATCCATATGTCGTGACTTAAAGTGCCAGATCCATTATTTGTTTCTTTAGAAAATGTTAAATCATAACCACCAGCAGCAATTCCGTGTCTTGCTCCAGATATATCATTTACAATCAAGCCTCCACCTCTGTCTCCTGTACCAGCCAGTAGATAATCTTTTGATGTAGGAAAGCCACCAGATGCTGCGTTTTCTATTGAATTGAAAGTTGCACCTTTAACATCTCCTGCAAAAGTTGAGTTTCCAGAACCCTCAATAGTTAAAGCTGTTGTATCTAAAATAGCTGAATTACTAACTCTAAAATTAATAGTTGCTCCAACTGTAGTATGGTCAATAAACGCTGTACCTGTAGAATTAAATCTAAGTACATTTTCAGCAAATATTGAATTACTAGTTCCTACTGTAACTTGTCCACTTATGTCAGCATTTCCTGCAAAAGTTGCGTTTGTTCCAATAGTTGCTAAAGTTGTTGTAAATGAAGATTGAGCAGTTGATAAATTCCAAGCAGTAGGTCTCAATAAAACTTCTCCACTTGAATTTGTGCCAAGAACAGCAGATGTTCCTGATGATTTATAATAAGTTGCAGCAGTTACTGTTCCTCCAAAAGTTGCGCCATCAGCAGCTTTGAAATATCCTGTAGTAGAAAAACCAAATACATTTGTGAATCCAGACCCATTATAATAGAAGTAATCTAAACCATTATTACCACCAAAATCATTGCTATTAGATACTCTTTTAGATATATGCCAAAACACATTTGAACTACTAACGTTAGAGCCTAAATTTAAATTAGCGTAACCATCGCCATCGTGCATAGCACCAATCGTTGCTTGATTACTACCACCTGCTGTTGTTAAAATACCATAATTTCCATAACCAGCACTACCATTATCTCCAGTAGAAGTTACTTGTAGTTGTGCCGAAACACTTGTTGTATTAATACCAACTTTTCCGTTAGAGTTTAATATCATAGTTGGATATGGCGTTACAAAATCACCAGCATTTCCTGTCACAAACCTATTAAAAGTTATTTTACCGTCTTGCATATACATCTGCGTAGCATAACCATTACTTCTTAATTTCCAACCACCATTATAATATAAATTTTCTGCGTACCAACTATTGTTAACAGCATAAGATTGCATTTCTAATCCACCAGCTCTTATGCTCGAGTTTGATTGTGATGCAACAACTTCTAAATGAGTAGTAGGATTTGTTAATCCAATCCCCACATTTCCGCCAATAGGGTTTAAGGCTAAATTATATTGAGCTAAACTTGTGTCTACTACATATGCAGATTGAATATATGAAGTATAAGGCGAACTAGCAATAGTACCAAACATAGTACCATTACCACCACCACCTTGTACTTTTAAATTTGCAGTTGTTTCGTCTATAGTATCATTTGAACCGCCTAATATATGTAATGGAGCTGTTGGTCCAGTAGTCCCAATCCCGACTCTGCCAGACGGTACTATAAAGTTTGTACTAGCGTTTAAAGTAATAACACCAGCAGTGTAACCTGCTAGTGTATCTGCATATAAAACGCCAGTACCTCTCACATAAACATTTCCATTAACGTCTAATGGAGCTCCAGGACTAGTCGTCCCAATACCCACTCGACCTAAACTATCAATACGCATTCTTTCTGTTGTAGTAGTATCTCCAGTAAAAAAACTTATATTTGCATCTGTTGTTCTTCCTGCTTGTATGGAAACATCACCACCTGCACCTGTATATTCATTACCATAAAAAGCAATTAAACCACCTCTGCCTGCCGAAGCATCACCACCACCAGAAATAAATAATCTTTCATTATCAGAAGCATCAGAAGTATTGCTACCTATAAAATTATAAGATAAAGAAGAAGATAATAAGATTCTTCCTGAACTGTCTATACGCATTCTTTCGTTATTGCCATTAGTTCCAAACCTCATAGCGTCAACATCGTGAAGATATTGTATCCAACCAGCTTGTACACTTTGAGGGTCAGCAAATGCTATAGTGGCTGCCGCATCATTAGGTGTTGCAAATGTTAAACCTAAATTAGTATTATGTTCAAAAACTATATCATCTGCGTTTGACCAGATAGATGTAACGCCTGAATCATTACCACCAACTTGTAGTTTTGTAGCTGTGTCGATTTTCGGTTGACCACCTATTAAAACAGCTCCTGAACTATCAATACGCATTCTTTCACTTAAAGTAGCTGCACTATCTGCCGCTGCTGAAGCACTAGTATAAAATACAAAATTTCCTAAAGCATCAAAATCTAATAAAGAACCTGCTCCTGTTGTTCTGTTTTTCCAACCACTATTGTAATAAAGATTATTACCTATATCTAAAGCACCTAAAGAGCCTCCTAGAAGAACTCCTTCAGAGCCAATAAAAAGTTGCGGATGCACATTTGTTGTTGGTGGTGTAGTACCAACCCCAATCGAACCTGAACTATCAATACGCATTCTTTCTGAAGAATTTGTATAAAGAGCAACATACGCTCCACTTCCTGTTTCTGTTGCTGAACCAATAGCTAAACTACCTCCGCCAATTCTATAAAGAAAAGGAGAATCTTGATTTGTTGGAAAAGCACCTGATCTTAATAATAAAGTTCCTGCTGAGGTAATACGCATTCTTTCTGTAGCACTCGTTCTGAAAATATAATCTAAAGCATTAAAATTAATTCTTCTATATGCAGTTTGTCCTCTATCATAAGATAATACAACAACCTGTTCAGAAGTATCATTTGGAGCAATTTCTAATCCTGTTCCATTACTATCACATACTGCAAGTTTGTTTGAAGGCGAAGTCGTCCCGATCCCGACGTTGCCGCCAGCTTGTATAATTATTCTTTGAAGATTACTAGTACGAAAATTCATATCACCTGCTTCTCTATTTATAAGATAAGAAGATGTACCATATTGTAATAATTCGAAACCATCTGCTGCCGCAGCACCCGTAGTTGTATCAGTTAATTTTAAAACCGCTCCTACGCCTGATGCTGCGTTTATTTGTAAAACTTTATTATAAGAAGCATTTGTTACTGGACTAGTCGTTCCGATCCCGACGTTGCCGCTATTGTCCATTACCATAACATCAAGTCCATTTCTGCCAATAAATAATTTACCTGCAGAACCTACGTTTGTTATGTTCCAAGTTCTATTTGTGTATGTAGTATCTGCTGTATCTAATATAATAGTGGGTCTGTTCGCCGCTTGTAAACCTATAAGAACATTATTAACTGTATCTGAAGCCCCACTAACAATTGTGCTTGTGATAACTTCTAAGTTACCATCAGGACTAGTCGTCCCGATCCCTACGTTGCCAGAACTGTCTAGGCGCATTCTTTCTACTGAGTCAGCCGATCCAGTTCCTGAGCCGTGAGTAAAGAAAGCTAATCCTTGTCTATCCCCGTCAGTTGATGCCGATGACATAACCCCAGATATTGCCGCGCGACCTGATGATGCACCTCCGAAAGAAATACCTGCCGAATATGAGCCAGCTCCTCCGTTTGCATTTGCTCTTAAATCTATTCCTCCTAAAGATTGCCCTGAACTAGATATTGAGTACGCAGCTCCTGTAACAACTAACTTACCGGTATTAGGATTAGTCGTACCGACACCAACGTTGCCGCTTGAATCAATACGCATTCTTTCTATGTTACTCGTATTAAATAATATATTTCCTGCAAATTCATTATCAAATTGAATATCTCCACCTGTACTATTTCTTAATAAAATACTACCAGTTGATGTATTTCTTAAATATGAATTTCCAACACTATTATCAATAAATAAATGACTACCATCGTGTTTTATTTGTGCGTCATTACCAGTACCTAGTTTTAACTTAAAAGAATCAGGAAACACAACACCATTTGTCCCTGTCATTGTACCACCAGCAAGTGGTAAGTAAGGACCAGGATCTCCACCTGGTGTAGATAAAGTTTTAACTACATTACCTGAAGCGTCTGTACCTAGTAAATAAGTTGGAGTACCTGTTTTGTTTGTGCCATCGTAAGTGTTGAATCTTATACTTCCATTATTTGCAATGTTCATTACGTGTGTGCCCCCTTGTGTTGACAAATTAGTTGAATTTGTATAAAATTTTATTTGTGTCGCTGCATTAATTTCATAAGGACCACCGCCTATATACACTACATTAGTAGTGGAGTTTGCGAAAGAGCCTATTAAAGCCACACCTGCTGACCCTGCTCCATTGCCAGAGCCTGATGCTTGGTTATAATGAGTGCCTGCTAAAAAGCTCCATTTACTAGTTCCACTTCCGCCCTGGCCTAACAGCATTGAACCGCCATTAACGTTACCAGGGTAAGCAACTTGCAGCTTTGACTGAGGGCTAGTTACCCCGATCCCGACTTTGCCGTCAGACGTGATAATCATTCTGTTATCTCCATTGGTGTAGAAATATAAATCTTTGAAAATATTATAAATTGATGCTAAAACAGTTGCCTGTGTTGAATTCCAAAAAGTTATTTGACTTTCACTATTAGAGCCAGCGTCACGCCCAACTAAATCTAAACCATAAGCACTTGAAGGTGTTTTAATTTGTAATTTAGAATAACTTACGTTTGGTGTTAATCCAATACCGACGTTGCCCGCGGAATCAATACGCATTCTTTCAGAATTACCATTAGTTCTGAATTCTAGGTGATTATCACTATGTTGATAAACTATACCTCCTGTGTATGGAGCTTGGGCATCTCCAAAATAAACGCTTGAGTATGTAGTACCTAAAATCCCTATAGAAGATTCATTAGATTGTTCAACTATTAACGTACCGTATACAGAAGAAGGACTTATACTTGAATGCTGGACGTGTAGTTTTGTTTGAGGACTAGTCGTACCAATCCCGACTCTTAAATTAGGGTCTAGAGTCATAAGCACTTGTTCGCTACTTCCTGTTGGATTACCACCACCTCTATAAAAATGAAATTTGTTAGCGTCAGTCGATCCTCTTGAACTTAATGACCAATAAGCACCTGTCCAACTTGTTTGGTTTGCAGCAGCAGTATGACCAAATAACATATCTGATGGATATGATGCTCCATTAGCATCTAGTCTTATTGTAGCTCTATTAGTTATAGACCAATTTCTACCTGCCCTAACGCCAAATACATCTAATGGAGCTGTTGGACTAGTAGTCCCAATTCCGATTTTTTCTGTAAAAGTTGCATTTCCAGAGCTGTCTATTTGCATAACGTTTGTTCC